CGACCGAAATGCACCTAGAATATTAGAAGATGCTTAATGAATTGGGGGCGGAAAAGGGCGGAAGCTTCCGCCCCCAATTCGGCAAAAAACGCTAATTGGGGGCGGAAAAGGCGGAAATGTTTCCGCCCCCAATTATTACTAAATTATATAATAATATCATATATATAGTGAATTGGGGGAGGAAAAGGAGGAAGATATCTTTCTAAGTGGATTTATGTAATAGTGTAACGTATTTTTGGGGTATATCACGCGAGTCCGCCTCCGCCCCCAATTCACCAACCAACCAACCACCCACCACACAGGAGACCACCATGGCCCGTACCACCACCGCCAAGCGCCGGACAGTTCAGACTACGCGCCTCAATGGCGCTAAGGTTCGCTTGATCACTAGCACCGACGGCAAGATCACCGTGAAGGCTGCACCGGTCGAGGAATGGCTGTTGCAGGCGGCGGCCGTTCGCGCCTTGAAGGCCATGCCGGAATATGCGGCTACCGCCGATAAGGTTGCAGCGAACACTGCACGCGGCCTGCCAAGCTTCACCATCGCCGGAGACATGAACGGAGACTACCGCAGCAAGCGTGCCGCCGTGAAGGCCCAGGCGACAGGCATTGCGGCCGGCGATCCAGATCTGCGCGTCTACCTCCCCAACGGCGTGCTGCGCCTCATTGAGTACAAGAACGCGGAAGGCTCGCTAACGGCCAGCCAGAAAATCCGGCATCCGCTGCTCGCCGCTCTCGGGCATCCGGTCGTCACGCTGAAGGTTGCGACCGAGGAAGAGGCTGCCGAGCGGACGGTGGAGTTGGTTCGCTCGTGGTTGCCTTGACAAATTTGTAAAACGCACCTAGATTCAGTCCACCACACAGCCACACAGAGGAGGCCGAACATGAAAGCAGTTATTATCGCCGCGGCATTGGCCGCCACCATCTCATCCGCAAACGCCCAAGCCGTCGTCTCGTCGGACTGCCGCCTGTCTCGCTTCATTGAGGCGTATGCATGGCAGGCTCTTGACGACGCAGAGCGCTCACATGTCTCCGCCGACCTTCAGAATGGGCTGCGGGTTTACGTGCGCACGGTGCAGCAGGCAACCAAGAAGGCTTGCGGCACGGCTGTTTGAATTTTACCTAGTTTCGTGACAAGGGCCGCCTCGTGCGGCCATTGTCGTTCTTGACAAATTTGTAAGTTTACATCATCTTGTGTTCACCAAACCAAATCACCACCACACCTTGAGGGGATCATGCCGGAACCGTCATCGCTGTCGAAGCAAGTGCCTAAAGTATTCTCTGGTTCCGTGTGGGATGAGAAGGGCTACGACTGGATAATCAATCGTAGGGCCGAAGCAAGAAGAACGATCAGGATTGTTGGCGCTGGGAATATAGATGGTGTTGGCCTTGGCGGATCCGTCCGGCATCCATTCGGCGAGACACCCCTTAATAGATTGGCGAAAGAACTTCGCCCGGTAATAGGCGGAGCGTTTGTTTACGTCATTTCCGATTTCACCGGAACAGAAGTGAAGATCGGAAAAGCAACTAGCCCGCAGCTTAGGCTGGCTACTCTTCAGACCGGCAATCCTAACAAGCTATTCATCCACAGGGCGTTCTTCTTTTTCGAGATTAGCACCACGGAAAGCGTTGAGTCGGCATCTCATATAGGCGCCAGTCGCGCATTCAAGAGGCTGCAAGGCGAATGGTTTCGGTGTAGCCCGTATGAAGCCTATAAAGTCATTGAGGCTGCCGCAGTTGATAACGCAGACGGATACGTCGCCTTTACGCCAATCATCAAGGAGCGAACAGAATGAGGACGCCAGAGCAGCACCGCGCTGATGTAGAAGCTTGGCGCAATACGGCGCCAAAGCACGATAGCCAGATATTTCCACGCATATGGTCGACGGAGACACCGAGGCACGATGGAATTTCTGGGACGCTCGCCAGCGGCCTGCTTGCCTGGATGAACAGGCCAGTTGGCATCAAGGAAACAACAGACCAGCCGTTGCTGAATGGTGATGTGTCAGACCCTGCGCCAATCGGCTCGAATTGGCGGATTGAACCAGCGAACGACAACAACCCACCCATGGAGGGATTCGCGCAGGAGACGCGCGTCGAGATCATGCCCTCTATGGAGGCGATCGAGCGCTCCATGGTCGATGTGCAATTCGTCTACCATTACGACCCGCAAATCCTGAAGGACGGGAAGTTCAAGAAGAAGCGCAAAGGACGCGAGCAGCACGCCTGGCCGGTATCTGGAGACTTTGAGATTGCGAACGGTGGCATTGTCCGTATTGGCAGACTGCAGTTTAGCGACGGTTCGCAGACGGAACGTTGCCACATGTCCGGAATTGACGGCAAGGTGATTGAGGGGAATGTCACGCTGCCGCGAGGTGCGATGCTGAACACCAAGGATAAGTCAACGCGACCAACAGGCCCGACAGTACAGCACGTAGGAACAAACGGTTTCTTTGCAAAAGCGCTGATGGGCGAGGATGCCAGTTTCCAGTATTTGCCGTGCCGACGAAAGAAGAAGCGTGGCGAACCGATCACAAAGGAAGAGGCTAAGGCAGAGCTTGCAAAAGCAATAGCCAATACGCCCAACATGCCTGACGTGAAAAGGCTACCCGATGGGCTGCCTCGAGGCACACAAATACTAGCCGACCTGTTTCTTGGGATGCGTAAGACCACCTGTGCCGGCGGAGGCTCTATGGCCTGGCAGGATATGCACTCAAAGATGATTGAGCGCGAGGGCTGGATGGAAGCCATGGCATCGATGACACGCAAAGATATCGATGTTCTGGAGGCCGCAACCACTGCGGAGAATATGGCGGACATCGGCGCATCGGCTGGTTTCTCTGGGGAATATTCGCGCAAGGCAGGCAAGCGCGTGTTGATTGCAGCAAACGATAATATGGCGTCTTCACTCAAGAGAACGGCCTAATGTCCGTTTCCTACATCTCACCACTAGTACAGTGAAGGGTTGTGCACAGGCGCATCCCACACTGTTCCGTACGCTATGCGACGGACGCTCGCACATGCTGCAGTTGGGTGCAGCCTCTGAGGTGGGCGTAACTATCCGCGAGGCAGGAAATTGTAACTCCTGTCGTCGCCGAGGATGGGCCAACAACGGCAGTGCTCTACAGAGCAACGGTTGCCATCTTCGCTCCCATTACCGCAGCGCGCCTCCTCCGCGACGCGGTGATCGTGCGGCAGGTTGAGTATCTAACGGTGCTCCCTGCCGCTTTTGCTTTCATATGCCGCCATGGCGCAAAGCTCCAGTTCTTATGTGTGATGTCCGCTTGATGAGAAACGATAGCCGCTCTCATGAGGCGCTTGAATACAGGCGCCTCTATAAGACATCACAGTGGCGCGCCATCAGGCGCTACCAGTTGAGCATGCAGCCATTATGCGAATGGTGTTTGGAGCTAGACGAAGTCACTGAGGCGACAGAGGTTCACCATGCTGATGGTGGTCACAAAGGCAACATCGACAGGTTCTTTACCGGACCATTCCTATCAACCTGCAAGCCATGTCACGCTTCGAGAGGTCAACGTGAAGACCTTGGACAGAAGACGATCCACTTCGGCCCCGATGGGTGGCCCCTATAGGGAGGGGGGTGACTCCCGAACGATCGATATCGCCCGGTAGGGACCGGCGTGGGAGCACAACGCGTGACGCCGCAGGTTTTCAAATGTGGTTCCAATAAGGTGAATTAGAATATGGGCGCACGAGGACCGCGCCCCGAAACGCCGGAAATGCAGGCGCTGAAGGGCAATCCCGGCAAGCGTAAGAAGCGGCCGGAATCATTACGACCCGTCGGTGACGTGTATATCCCCAACTACCTTGAGGGAGATGCTCGCGAATGCTTTGAGATGATTGTCTCGGCTATGCCGCCGGAAACTTACGCGTCAACCGATGCCGGCGGTATCGCGATCTATGCGGTTGCGTGGGCAGATCATCGCAGGGCGACCGAGGCTCTGAAAGCGGAGCCTCCACTAGTCGCTGGTTCTAAGGGTGGACTGGTAAAAAACCCGTGGTTCGCAATTCGCAGCGACGCGGCACGACTCATGATGGCGATGGGCGATAGGCTTGGCCTGGATCCGAAGGCGCGAGCCGGGCTGGCTCCGCGCAAGGATAAACCAAAATCCAAGTTTGCTGGATTGATTGGATCAAATGGTGGAAAATGAAGCCTGCACAGCGTCCGGAATGGGCCACCCGTGGCGAAGGCGTCACGGAAGATGGCCTGGCTCGCGCGCAGGCTGTAATTAACTTCATCGAACTTCTTAGGGTTCCCAGTGGCGAAGGCCAAGGTGAGCCGATAAAGCTGCGTGAATGGCAGAAGCAGTTTGTGTTTGACGTGTACGCTCCTCTGTCCGACGGTCGCCGACGCGTTCGTCGCGCCATCTTGTCTGTTGCCCGCAAAAACGGGAAAACTGCGCTAATTGCAGCTTTGGTTATCGCTCACCTGTGCGGACCAGCATCGGAGATAAACGGCGAGATTTACTCGGCCGCGACCGACAGAGAGCAGGCCGGTCAGGTCTTCAAGTTCGCCAGGCAGATGGTTGAGGCGGAGCCTGAATTCGGCCCAGATGGCGAATGTCCGCTGACGGTTGTACCGTCGACAAAGACAATTCTTTGCAAAAGTAACGGTAGCTTCTATCGCGCGCTATCCGCTGAGGCTGGAACAAAACACGGCCTGAACCCGTCCGTCTGGATTTATGACGAGTTGGCACAGGCGCGCGACCATGAACTTTACGACGTTCTGAATACATCGCAAGGTGCGCGGAACGAGCCTCTTGGGTTCGTTATTTCCACACAGTCTCCAGATCCAGAGCACCCGTTGTCGCAGTTGATTGACGACGGTCTCCGGGCGAATTCACCGAAGATCGCGGTCCACCTCTACACGGCCGGCGAAGATGTTGATGACCTGATGGACGAGGATGCGTGGGGCGCCGCCAATCCAGCGCTAGGCGACTTCCGCAAGACCGATGACATTAGGGCGCTCGCGGAGGAAGCGGTGCGCATGCCGTCACGCGAATCATCGTTTCGGAATCTATACCTCAACCAGCGTGTCGATCAGACGTCTCCACTCGTCCCTAGATCCGAGTGGAGAGCGTGCGAGACGACTGATGAAGGACAAAAAACCTCGAAGACGGGCGTCCTGTGCAAGGGCGAACGGATTTACCTCGGGTTGGACTTGTCGGCAAAGGTCGACTTGACTTCGCTGGTTGCCGTGTCTGCAGAAGCTGGCGAGGACCGCGTCAAGGCGTGGAACTGGAAACCCAAAGACTACCTGTACGATCACTACAAGCGCGACCATTTCGATTATCCGACGATGGCGCAGTTGGGGTGGCTTGATGCGGCGCCCGGAAAAGTCATCGACTTTGGCTATGTGGCTCAGACGATCGCCAGAATCTCGCAAGACTACGAGATTGTCGGGATAGCTTACGACAGATCGCGCATCGACAATCTTCTTGTCGAGTTCGATCGGATCGGCATTGAAGCTTACAAGGATGAGAAAAACAAGCGGGACGGCGCCATTCGCATGGTCGATTGGGGTCAAGGGTTTGTCAGCATGGGTCCGGCCGTTGATGCTCTCGAGGAGAGCGTAATCCAGCGCCGGTTTAAACATGATGGAAACCCTGTGCTTGGCTTCTGTTTCGCTAACGCGATCGTAGTGCCAGACGCAGCCGGCAACAGAAAACTGGATAAGTCGGCAACAAGGTTCCGCATCGACGGAGCCGTGGCCTGTGCGATGGCCCTTGGTCTGAAGGCGCGCGACCTGTTCGAAAATCCATTGCCAGAAACATCCCCGTGGGATGACCCATCATTCAGTCTGGCGTCTCTAGGAGCGTTTTAAATGTGGCCTTTCAAGGCAAAAAACGCGTTAGAAACGCGAGCAATAGTCGAAACCCAGACGATATCGGTCGGCGATCCTAACTTTCTGTCGTTTTTCGGCATAAAGCAGGCAAACCTTCCGCATGTCACGATCGACAGCGCTCTGGATGTGCCTGCCGTTATGGCGGCCGTTGCTTTCCTGTCTCGCACCTTGGCTGCCGTACCGCGGCACGCCTATCGTGACACCAAGGAAGGCGCTAAACGGATCGGCGGGCGGCTGGAGGCTGTTGTCAACGGTGCGCCAAACGATCTGATGGGCTCGTTCAAGTTCTGGCAGTATTTCTGGCAGCAGGTTTTTACTGGCGGTCGTGGCTTGGCATATATCGAGCGCACGCCACAAGGCATCGACTCGCTTTGGCCTATGGACCCCTCGAAGACCACAATTAAGCGCGTCGGCCACCGTGTTTCATACACGTTTGAGGATAAGGAATACGACGCGACTGACGTGGTCGACATCGCCTTCATGCTACATTCGTGCGGCTTGCGCCACTACGGCCCGATCAATAAGGCATCCAAAGCCATTCAGTTGGCGCTGGCCATGAATGATTATGGCTCAAACTTCTTCGCTGGGGGTGGTGTCCCGCCACTGGCGCTCGTCGGACCATTGCCGCAAGGGGCAGATGCTCTCAAGCGAGCTCATGAAGACATCAAACGCGCAATCGAGTCCGCCAAATCGAATAGCAGCCAGATTTTCCCAATTCCGCCAGGCAACGATCTAAAGCCAGTCGGAATTGACCCCGCTAAGGGTCAAATGGTCGATGCTCGACGATTTCAGGTCGAGGAGATTGCTAGGGCGTTCCAATTGCCGCCTGTGTTTCTGCAGGACTTGACCCACGGAACGATGGCGAACACCGAACAGCAAAACTTGCTGTTGGTTCAGCATTTAATCGGGCAGTGGACAAAGGCGCTCGAGGACGAGTTGAACCTTAAGTTCTTCGGACGCAATGGCGGCTCACGCTACGTAGAGCACAACCTCGATTCGATCATGCGAGGCGATTTCGTCTCCCGCATGGATGGTATGGCGAAGGCCGTGCAGAACGCGCTGCTGACGCCTAATGAGGCAAGAGCTCTCGATAATCGACCGGCCATGCCGCACGGCGACGACTTGTTCCTACAGGGTGCGACGGCGCCGCTAGGCACTGCGACTTACGGCCAACAGAACAAGGTCGGCGCGCCAGAGCCGCCAGCCAATGACAACAAACCAGACGATGAGGCTGACGCCGGATGAGTGAACTCGAAAAGCGCCTGGCGCAACAGATTGAGCTTCGCGCCGATGACGGCGCAAAGACGCTCACCGGATATGCGGCCAAGTTCAATACCCCTACTGGCATTGCCGATTACTTCGTTGAGCAGATCGCGCCCGGCGCGTTTAGTGAGACGATCAAGGGCGATGTGCGGTGCCTCTTCAACCATCAGAACGACAACGTGCTCGGGCGAACGGCAAGTGGCACTCTTCGGCTGTGGGAGGACGACGTCGGGCTCAGATTCGAAGTCGATCTACCCGACACCACGATCGGGCGCGACGTCGCAAAACTGGTTGAGCGGCGAGATATTAGCGGCTGCTCATTCGGCTTCAGGGCACTCAAGCAGACGTGGGACGACACGACCGAGCCTCCGGGCCGGACGTTGGAGAAGGTAGAGATCAGCGAGATCTCAATCGTTACGTTCCCGGCATATCCTGACACCTCCGTCGGACTTCGGTCGCTAGAGGTGATCCGAGCAGAGGCTGAGGCCGCCAAGGAAGAAGAGCGCCGCAGGAAAGAGAACAGGGCAGCGGCCGAACGCCGATTGGCCGAGAAGCGCGCAACCACAGAACAGCGAATTCGAGGCATCCGGCCGGAGGCTTCGTAAAGACCCGGCCCGGCCGGAGGGCGGCAATCCCGCCGTTTAACCTTGTCGGCGCCGGGTGGCGCCATTTTCATTACCCGAAAGGTATACCATGTCTTTGAAAGACCTGAACGAGAAGCGCGGCTCTCTCGTAGCCCAGGCGCGCGAAGCGCTGGACGAAATCAAGAAGAACACCGACGATGCGCGCTCTGCCGAGCTCGACGCTCGTCACGACACCATCATGGCCGACTTCGACAAGGTCGAGAAGCTGATCGCGCGCGAGCAGAAGCTTGCTGACATTGAAAAGCGCTTCGAAGACCGGGCCGCTGAAGAGCGCGCCAAGAAGCGTCCTGGTTCAGCATCGGCTGACGAAGCCCGCGGCCAGGACGATGGTGCTGCGCTTGAGTACCGCTCGGTATTCTACAAGTACCTAGCATCAGGCGCGTCGCTTGACGAACTGTCTGGCGAAGAGCGCGCCGTTCTGAAGGCAGGCATTGTTCCTGACGCAGAAAAGCGCGTTCAGGTTTCCACGCAGGGCACTTCCACGACTGCAGGCGGCTACACCGTTCCAGTCGAGCTCGCCAACATCCTCGTCAAGTCCATGAAGGCTTGGGGTCCGATGTACGACGAAGACATCTGCACGACTATTTCGACAGCTACAGGCGTGACGATCAAGATCCCGACCGTCAACGACACAGCAACTGCAGTTGTTCAGCACGCAGAAGGTACGGCTCTGACTGACGACAACAGCAAGGATGCTGTGTTCGGTCAGAAGTCTCTTGAGTCCTACGGCTACGATACGCAGTGGGTTAAGTTCTCGCTCGAACTCGCACGCGACTCCATCTTCAATATGGAAAGTCTGCTTGGCCAGCTTCTTGGCGAACGTCTTGGCCGCCGCGCCAACGTCGAACTGACGACCGGCGACGGCACTGGTGATCCCAATGGTGTTGTTACCGCTTCGACGCTCGGCAAGACTGCCGCAGCCGTAGCTGCCGTTACCTACGACGAAATCATCGATCTGGTTCACTCCGTCGACCCGGCATATCGCGCATCTCCCAAGGTTCGCTTTATGTTCAATGACCTGACGCTGGCCGCTCTCCGCAAGCTGAAGGACGGGGACGGCCGATATATCTGGACGATGGGTGACGTACAGAGCGGCGTGCCTGGCAACATCCTCGGCTATCGTTACAGCATCAACCAGGCCATGGCGAACCTCGCTACCGGTAACAAGACCATGCTGTTCGGTGACTTCGGCAAGTACTACGTCCGCAAGGTCGGTTCGCCTATGATTGGCGTCAAGCGCGAATCCTACTGGCCTGACCTCGGTATCGCTGGCCTGATCTATCTGGACGGCGAACTCGGCGACACCGCAGCCATCAAGCACCTCATTCAGGCTTAATCGGACCATGGCGGTCGCAAATGGCCGCCAATTCCCATAGAAAGGAAACACAATGTCTGATTTTAGCTCTAAGGTGCACAATGCACTTGGTGGCGACACACTTGTCGTGGAATCTGGTGGCGCCATTCAGGTTCTTACTGGCGGCAAAATCCTCCCGAACAGCGGCACGCAGGCCGCCGCGATTGCCAACATTACGCCAGCGGCCGACGGAACGGCAGCCGGAACGGCGCTTAACCTTGTTCTCGCGGCGCTTCGTGGCGCCGGTATTATCGCCCCGTAATGCTTATCCGCATGTTGGTCGGCCTTTCCGGGAACGAGTATTCGCTCGCACCCGGTCATGAGCGCGACTTCCCGCAGGGTGAGGCTTTGCGCCTTATCTCTGCGGGGTACGCCGTTCCCGTAGCGGAACAGAAGATTGAGCGCGCGGATGCGACGCCTGTTTCCGAGCGCCGTTCCAAAAGGGTGAAGGCCGATGTGGTATCCAGCGAAAGTGACGGACCCGGCGTCGACGGAGCCGGTAACGCTTGAGGAAGCGAAGCGCCGCCTGCGCATCGACTTCACCGACGACGACACAGACATCGAGTTGATGCTGGCGTCGGCTCGGGATCACGTCGAGAAATATTGCAATGTGCTGTTTGCCGAGCAGACGGTCGAACTGAAGTGCGATTGCTGGGCCGATCTGGCGCGCCTGCCTGTGGCGCCGCTGATGAGCGTTACTGGCATCGCCTATATCGACACTGCTGGCGTCGGCCAGACCGTTGCGGTGGATGTTTACGAGGCGCGGCTAGATGGCCTGGAGCCATCAATCGTGCTCGCATACGGCAAGCAGTGGCCTGTCATCCGGGCTGGTTCTCGCATCACTGTGACAGCGGTTGCTGGCTACGAGGATGCGCCGGCTGCCGTGAAGCGCGCAATCTTGCTGTACATCGCTGGCGCCTACGAGACGCGCGAGAATTCCGCAGAGGAAGACTGGAGCGCGTTCGATGCGCTGCTTTCCAACTACAGGCGCGGCTAGAGGACACCCCACATGTCAATTTCAGGTGGACTGCTCACGCACGGTCAAGCTAAGGGCCGCCAATAGCGGCCATTCCATTTTCAGGCGCGGCTGAGCCGCTAAGGAACCATTATGACGGATATCGTAATTACGGCCAGCGCGGTCGTTGCCGGCAACGGCGCGCAAACCAAGACTGGCATCGCAGGCGCAGCAATCGCAGCAGGCGATATCGTCTATCTAGACACAGCCACCACGGGCAAGTGGCAGCTTGCTGACAGCGACGCGGCATCCGCCGAAGCGCGCGGCCAGACGGCAAATATCGGCGTTGCGCTGAATGGCGCCGCTGCAAATCAGCCGGTCGTTGTTCTCGTGGGTGGCCCGGTGACGGTCGGCGCCGTGCTGACGGCCGGAACCGCATACTATCTTTCTGACACCCCAGGGAAGCTGTGCCCGGTCGCAGACATTTCTGGTGGAGACTATTTCACGCTGATGGGCCTCGCGGCATCCACCAGCGTCCTGAATGTCGATCCGCAGTATTCTGGCGTAGCGAGCGCTTAATGCCAAAGGGAGGTGCGGGATCACTTCAAGAACGCGTCTCCTTTGCCGTTCGAGGTGAGCAAGATGACGGCTTCGGGAATCCCGTCGCCGGTTGGGTTGAGCAGTTTCAAACTGCCGGCGCATACACCAATCTCCGCGGCGGCGAGACAGTAATCGCCGCACGCCTTGAGAATAGGCACCCTGTCGTCGTGCGGGTTCGGTCAAGTGTGGCCACTCGTGGGGTGACGTCCGATTGGCGGCTGACGGATATCCGAACCGGAAGGCAATATGCCATCCGCGACGTTACGCACGACGTTGGCCGCGCCTACATCGATTTTCTGTGTGAAAGCGGCGTGACAATCTGATGGTCAAAGGTGTCGGCGAGCTTAAGAAAACCATCGCCGCCTTGCCGAAAAGGGTTGAGGCGTCGGCGCGCGCGGCCATGGAAAAGGGCGCAGACGAACTTGTAGCCATGATGAAGCGACTTTGTCCGGTGGATGACGGAGACCTTCGCGACAGCATTGGTTGGACGTGGGGCAATGCTCCCGCTGGCTCGAAAGTCCTAGCGCAGAGCGATCCGGATGAGCGGGGATTGAAGATCACCGTCTACGCCGGCAATGAGAAAGCGTTTTACGCTGCTTTTGTGGAATTTGGTACCGCGCCGCACAATGTGGCGGCAGGTGGAGGAAATAAGAGCTTCGCAGGGACGGCAGATGCCCATCCAGGCAGTCCAGCGCATCCGTTTTTCTTTCCTTCGTACCGTTCGCTTCGAAAGCGCATCAAATCGCGAATTTCGCGCGATATGAAGAAGGCCATCAAGTTCGTTGGGCCGGTGACGGAAGCGGAGGCTGGTTAGCATGGGTCCATCAATCGAACTTCAGAAGCTTCTATACGACACGTTGCGAGCAAACGCAGCCATCATGGCCGTTGTTGGCGGCGTGTACGATAGGGTGCCGACTTCGCCTTATGGCGCCAAAAACGCCTACATAAGCTTCGGGCCATCCGACATTGTCGACGACAGCGCAGATTGCGTGACTTCAGGGGTCCACTCATTCCAGTTGGACGTGTGGTCGAAAGCCGTCGGCCAGGTGGAAGCCAAGACGATTGTTGATCTGATCTATCGCACGCTTCATGAGCAGGAACTGGCGATGACAGACAACGCACTCGCCGAGATCCGCGTTGATTTCAGGCGTGTATTTACGGACTCCGATGGGCTCACCACCCACGGCGTCGCATCTGTAACGGCCAGCATAGAAGAGCCGGAGCCATGATCGGGGCAAATATGGCGTGGATGGTTGTCATTCGAGAAGTGAACTGGTCCCGCCCAAAGAGCAAATTTAGCTTCAACGCAAAGCCGAAGCCGGAAGCGCAGGGTTTCCCGCATGACTTCGTCGAATACGCCGTGTCAATCGGCCGAGCGACTAAGGTAAAGCCGCCAAAGAGGCGGAGTTCCGAGAAAGAGGGCGTTTAGCCCGCCACCATACCGGCCGCCATTGAGCGGCTTTTTTATTGGAGAAATCAATGACAAGGGCTACGACCGCCAACTTTCATCAACTTGTCCTAGAAGTTGAGACGACCGCTGGTTCTGGCGTCTACTCTCGCCTCTGCGGCCTGACTTCGCGTGGCATTAATCGCCAGAGCAACATGTCTACGTCCGAAGTTCCGGATTGCGATGACGAGTCCCTGCCGGCCGCAGTCGAGCGCGCCGTACAGTCTCAGGAGGTGACGATCTCTGGATCTGGTGTTTGGGCCGCTCAGTCGCATGAGACCATGCTGGATTGGTGGTACTCCGGCGCCACGAAGAGTGTTCGCGTCCAGCACGTAAATGCTGCCATCGGCGACACCGAATACGAGACCGGCAATGCCTACCTCGTCTCGATCTCGAACCAGGCCGAACGCGGCACGAAGGTGACGGCTGAAATCGAAGTTCAGTTCGACGGCATCCCGACGCGGACGGCAAAAGCCTAATGCGTGGCTCTGAGGAGATCGTTTGGCCAGGCGGAGAGCATTCTTTCCGCCTGGGCATCGGCGAATTGCGTGCGATCGAGCAGCGCAGCGACGCCGGGTGCGCCGTGGTCATGATGCGGCTTTTGTCTTCTCAATGGAAGATCGACGACGTGGTCGGGCCAATCAGGCTCGGCCTTGTTGGTGGTGGGATGCAGGAGCGCGACGCGCAAAAAGCGGTTGAGGCCGCTCTTGACGTTGCGAGCCCTTATGCGCTTGCAGTTACTGCGGCAGAAATCATCAGACGCTTTATTATGTGGGAAACGGATGATCAGCCGGGGGAGCCAGAAGCGGGGATAGCGGCGGAAAGCAACTAGACCCGCTTCCGAACGGTAAGACTCGCTGGTCGTCTTACTACGGCGCAGGCGCCGTCGTCGGCTATTCTCCCCGCGACATCGACGACATGACGCTCTGGGAATTCGCGTGCTGCATGGAAGGCTATCGCAAAGCCCACGCAAGCGAAGAAGAAGCGCCGCCCGCCATGACTGATGACATCGCTGCGGATCTTGGGATTGAGGGTTTCTAAATGGCCTCTGGTGACGATACCGCTCGCCTGCTTGTCTCTATTGAGGCGACAACGAAGAAGTTCGAAAAGCAACTTGCTGCGATCGCGAAAACCGCCGGCGATACCGCCGGTGGCATCGAGAACAAGTTCAAGAAGGCCAATGACAATGTTGCTGGCAGCTTTGACAGCGGCGGCAAGAGGGTTGTCCAGTCGCTTGGCAGGCAGTCTGCGGCTGTTTCCAATCTGTCGTTCCAGTTGAACGATATTGCCATGGGTCTTGCCAGCGGCACGTCGCCATTCACCATCATGGTGCAGCAAGGCAGCCAGGTAGCGCAGGTTTTCAACGGAGCGGGCGGTGGTATCGTAGGCGCGGTCAAGACGCTTGGCGGCGCGCTTGCTCAGGTGGTCAACCCTGTTTCTCTCGCTTCCTATGCCCTTATCGGCTTGGCCGGTGCGGCGGTTCAGTACATCACGACGCTCAAGTCCGATGTTCCGGACGCAGAGAAGATCCTTAAGGCCCACGCAGAGCTTATCAAGTCCTTCGACGATGCCTGGGGCATCGCCAAGAAGGGTGCTGAAGACTACTCGGATTCAGTCAAAAAGATCGAGCTGCAAAAGCTTCGCGACGAGTTTGGCAGTCTGCAGAAGGCCATTCAGGCGGCTGGTAAGGATCTATCGTCGGACATTCTCAGTGTTCCGGTAAGCGAGTTCGGTGGCGCTACGCAGACCGTTCTGGACTTCCAGCACGCGCTCTCGCTGCTTCAGCAGGATGTCCCGGACTTCCGCGGCTTCTCGCTCGAAATGGCAAAAATCGAGGGCATGACTGGCATTCCCGACAATATTCGGGAACTCGCCAAGCAGGTTCGCCTGTCTGCGCAGGAATCCATTCCGCTTCAGGAAGCGATTGAGGGAACCCAAAAGCGCCTTAAGGACGTCTACCTAACTGGCCAGCAGGCCAAGGACGCGTTCGCTGCACTGACTGCCTCGGCGATCGGTCTTGGCGCGAATGGCGGCAGCGCGATAAGCGACGTAGCCAACAAGATCAAAACTGAGCTTATACCCGCGATGGGGAAGGCGCTCGAACAGGTCGGTGAATACGCCAAGAACCTGAATGGTCTGCAGGATCAGATTAACAAATCCGGTCCACTTGGCCGCCTATCGCCTCTCTATTCCGGCGGCGGCAAATTCATGAACAGCATGGAGGCAAGCAATTTCGACTTCAACGAGTCGCAACTTGACGAAGTCGGAAAGTCTGCCGCTGCCAAGCTGATACGCTCTTTTGAGGGCTTCATCACCAATGCCAAATGGGACACGAATGCGTTTCGTGTCGGCTTCGGCAGTGACACCGCGACGCGCGCCAATGGCGTGATTGAGAAGGTCACCAAGGACACCGTCGTCACGCTCGACGAGGCGCAGCGAGACCTATCGCGCCGCATCATGGAGTTCCAGGACGGCATCCAGAAGGCCATCGGCATTGAGACTTGGAAGAGCCTCTCCGACGGCCAGCAGGCCGCGCTGACGTCGATTGCCTACAACTATGGCTCTCTGCCGGACTCGATCGTAAAGGCGATCCAAGATGGCGGCGGGCCGGAGAAGGTCGCGAAGGCTATTGCGGCGCTCACCTCTAACCCTGGTAGGCGCAAGGAAGAAGCGCAGACTTACCTTTCCGGCACGGGCATTTCGCTGTCGGATGCCGGCATCGTTTCAAGCAACAAGAAGACGCCAGACCAGATCTTTCAGGGCGACGTCGCCGAGATCCAGAAGCGCATCGATGTGCTCAATGCGGAATATGCTGCCCAGGCGAAGCTAAACCCGCTCATCACAGACTACGGCTTCGCAGTCGAAAAGGCTAAGATTCAGCAGCAGTTGCTGTCTGAAGCCCAGAAGGCTGGCGTGACAGTTACGCCTGAGCTTGCGGCCAGCATTGATGCATTAGCCACGAACTACGCCAAGGCATCGTCGGCGAGCGAGGGACTTAAGGTTTCTCAAGAGCGACTGCGCAAGTCGGCTGAAGAGTTTCGCGATCTCGGCCGCGATGTCGTGGGTGGGTTCATCTCAGATCTACGCAGCGGCAAGTCAGCGGCGGAAGCATTGGCTGGCGCCTTGGATAAGGTCGTCGACAAGCTTATCGATGTCGGCCTGAACGCCGTCTTTGGCACAGGTGGAGGCGGCGGCCTCCTCGGCGGGCTGTTCGGTGGCGGCGGCGGAGGTGCAGGCGGTCTGCTGGGCGGCATGCTTATTCCAGGCATTCTGCATAGCGGCGGCGTCGCTGGTTCTGACGGCTACGGACATGGGCGATCGGTTTCTCCGTCGGTCTTCGGTGGTGCCAAGCGCTACCACAAAGGCGGCGTCGCTGGCCTCCAGCCCGGCGAAGTTCCGGCCATCCTGCAACGAGGCGAGGTTGTCCTCCCGCGCGGCACTAAGATGGGTGGCCAGTCTGGCGTCCACGTAACCGTCGGCGTCGATGTCGACGGAAGCGGCAATCTGATGCCGTTCGTCAAAACAGTGAGCCAACAGACCGTGACCGAGGCCAGCCCTCGCATAGTGAGCGCGGCCACTCAGCAGGTCGTTCCGACGATGGCGAAATACCAGAACAACACGGCCGGCGGCGACTACCGCAATTCGTAAGGAGGCGAAATGGCAACGATTATAGAATGGCCGTTTTGCCTTCTCACGCCTCGGCAGGTGCAGGCGAACGTTGTTCCGTTCACTCGCTCGGGCGGCAAGTCGCTTGGCGGCGTCGAGCCGGTTACGCGCACGGATCTTGGCTATTGGGCGATTGATTACGCTAGCATCGCGATTCAGAACCGCTATCGCGATCAGTGGCGCACGTGGCAGGCCATCAGGCAGAAGCTTGGTGGCCGCTCCGGTTTGATCGCTGTGCGCGTTCCGTCTGGGCTGTCGGCGCCGTACGTCTCGGGAAGATTCGAGCCTGCCGTTGATCTGCCGCACAGCGACGATTCATTCTTCGATGACGACAGCTCATACGAGCAGGGCGCGATTTCGGTTGTGACCGACGGCAACACGCCGATCGGCTCAACGTCCATCCGCCTTCGTATCATCAAGGCCGCGGCGGACCTCGTCGGCGTACGGTTTTCATACAACCACGCGCTCTACGAAACGGGGCCGGTGCTCGAGACGGACGGCGACATCTGGACAGTCTTGATCTCGCCTTCGGTTCGCGAGCTCATCCCGTCTGGCGCCTCGCTCGAGTTCGATCGGCCAACCTGCCTTTGCCATCTCGCCGACGACCGCGGAATGGATATTTCGCAGGATGCGATAACCAAGGGCGTCAAGCCCAACGTCAGCTTCATCGAGGCGACGGACTACTGGAACTCGCTGGTTTAGCCGGACTGACCGCCCCCTTTGATTGGAGTGCCTCGTGGCAAGTCTTCGTGTTCTTTGCCAGGTGGAGCTTCCATCTGGCACACTTCGCTTTTGGGACGGGTCAGGTGGCCCGTTTGTTGGAGATGACGGCGAGATCTACCGCGCATGCGTTCTCACTGAGGACGCACTTGCCCAGATCGAGGCAGCCATCAACGCCGAAGCCTTCACGCTCTCGTTGGTGCTGTCCGGAGTTGATGGGGCGACAAGTGACGCCGTCTGGGTTGATTATCAAGCTGGCAATATCGTCGGCTCTCACTTCCGCATCCTGTTGCAGAAGTGCGATGACTTCGAGCAGCCTGTCGGCGATCCGATCGTTAAGTTTACCGGCACTGTGTCGAATTTGAACTTCGTCGACCAAGCGGCTGGCGACGTTATCAATTCCACTATTCAGGTCGATGTCGCCAACCGCTTTACGCTACGCAATGTGACCAATGGCGCGGTGCTTTCCGACGTCGACCAGCGCGCTCGGGCGAAGATCATTAATCCATCCGCTCCTGATGACAAATTCTGCGAGCGCATTCCTGGCCTGAAGGATCGAACGATCAGATGGCCGAACTGGTAGCGGATCGGCTGGCCTTGTTTCTGGATGCACAACAAGCGCGGCCGTGGGACCCCGGCACCGTTGATTGCTGCCTCTTCCTCGCAGACTGGGCGATGTGGCTTGGCCATCCGGACCCGGCCGCGCACTTGCGCGGCACCTATTCGGACGAGGCAGGGTTTGAGTCGATCATCCGCGAAGCTGGTGGCGTTGCCCCCGTGGTGGCGGGCTGCGTCGCCAACATCAACGGTCAACCACTTGCCTCGCCACATGTCGGCGCAATTGGCGTCATTGGTAGCCCGACAAACATCTCCCGCCAGTGGGGCGCCATCTTCGACGGCACTCACTGGTTGGTGCGCTCCCGCGCCGGCGTCGGCCCGCTTTCCGCCAAGCCCCTAGCTGTTTGGGAAATCTAAAAATATGCCAGACATTATTAGCTTGGGCGCGTTGATCGTGTCCTCGTACGCGACTACTGTCGCTGCGGCTAACGCCCTCTATCTCGGCACACTGGCGCTGAGCTACGGCGGTCTGCTTGCCGGCGCCACCCTTCTTTCCAAGGCCCTCACGCCAAAGCCGGCGGTTCCCAAGCCGGAAGACGGCACCTACAATCTGAAGCAGTCGGTGCCATCGTTGCCAATTATCCTTGGCACGGTAAAGAAGGCCGGCGACTACGTCTTTCTCGAGGAAAAGGACGGCGTCGCATTTCACATCATAACCACGGCTGGTCATCGGGTTCATAGCTTTGTGCAACACTACCTGCACGATGAGGCGGTGACGCTAGATGGCGCCGGGAATGTAGCGACACCAGCGCATTTTGCGGGTGGCTATGTGAGGTTGGAGACCAGAAATGGCGCGACGCTGGAGACTGCGTACTCTCAGGTCGTAGGAACATTCCCAACGATCTGGTCTGCGGCTCACCGAGGCGATGGAATCGCGTCCATCATGATGGCATGCGCAACCGCTCCATCTGAGGACTACCTTAAGGTATATCCGAACCAGATGCCGGAGCATTCAGCCGTCATCAACGGCATGCTTCTTTATGACCCGCGCAATGGTGTCACCGACTTTTCGAGCAACATCGCGATGATGCGCCTTTGGCACCTGACGAGCCCATATGGCGGCAAGATGTCGCTCGACGACATGCATCCGCCAGACTGGATCAATGCAGCGAACGTCTGCGACCAGACGGTGGTCAATAGATCTGGCGCGAACGAAAGCCGCTACCACGGCGGCATGTGGTTCCGGGCTGACAGCGATCCGATCGAAGTTGGCCGGACCATGGATCAGGCCGCTGAGCTCGTCGTCTACGAGAGATCCGACGGCAAGATTGGCGTGCACGCCGGCGAATACGTTGCTCCGACTATCACGCTGACGCGCGACAATATCATCTCGTTCGGTCTGAATGCCAACGTTGATCCATCGACGACGGTCTTGGCGGTGCGCGGCAGATTTACCGATCCGTCTGACCTCTACAACACCAACGACGCTGCAATATACGGCAACCCGTATATCGGCGAGGACACAGAGCGGACAATGACCGTCGAGAACGTGGCGGTGCAGTCGCATAACCACATTCAGCGGCTTCAGAAGCTAGCCTACATCAGGAGAAATGGGGCGAAGGTGTCGATTACCGCTCACTACGATCCAAGCGCCGATATTTCATACCATCGATTTGTCCGCGTTCAGTACGCGCCGAAGCTTTCTGACGCTGTGGTCGAGATCACATCGAAAGTGACCATATCGCTTAGCGACATGACTGTCAGTTTCAGCGGGATCGTGGTGCCGACCGACCTGTACGCATTCAACGCGGCGACGGAGGAGGGCGAACCCGGTGCTTCTGTTGTTATCGTCCCGCGTACGGGCGTGCCGGTCCCCGTCAACTTCGATGTCGTTATCCAGACCGAAGTAGTGTCTGGCGGCGCAACGGCTGCCTATGCACTCGCAAGTTGGGATCATGTTTCAGATAGCCTGACTTATGAACTCGAGTGGGAAAAGACATCTGGATCAACTGGACCGCAAAGTTCAGTATCGCAACCCGGCGTCGATCAAGTCCGATCCGGCTATCTGGCGGACGGCGCGCAGTATCAGTTCCGGCTTCGTGCGTGGTCGGCAGGCGCTAGCTCGCCGTTCACAGCATATGAGTTGCGGACGGCCGTTGCCGATCCCACGCCGCCAGGTCAGGTCACTGGCGCAGGCGTAACGGGCGGTGCAGGGCAGGGCAGCTTCAGTTGGACAGCGCCAAACAGCGCCAACTATTCCGGCGTTCGGATCTACATCAACACGACGAACAGCTTCAGCGGGTCGACGCTGGTTGCCACCGAGTATGGGCCGCCGAACATTGCCGACGGTCGTGTCGTCACCGGTCTGACGGCCGGCACCAAGTACGGGTTTATCGAAGCGATCAATGCCTCTGGCGTGCCGGCTTCGGCGGTCGCGACGGGTTCATTCGTCGTCACCTGATCCCCAAAAACATCGACTCCCTTAGGCCGCCTCGTGCGGCCATTTCTTTATGGAGAATTGTATGCCGGCACCTACCGCCGCTGTGGTCTTCGATGACTACAACACCTCTGGCGTCCCATCGTCCGGCGCCAAGAAGGTCAAGAAGTCTGAGGCCCGCTCTTGGGGCGCTTGGCTCGAGGCGACAATAACCGCCTTCACGTCAGCCGGTGGATCTGTCTATCCCTCGCTGGCGGCAATAAACTCTGATCTATCGCCGGCAAATAACGCAATGGCTTGGGTCGTATCGGACTCGACGGCCGCTAACAACGGTATCTATCGAAAGATCGGCGCATCTGGTGCCGGGTCTTGGGTGCGGATTGCTGACCTCCCGTACTCATTTATCATTGCATCAGACGTTGGCGCCGGCGCCCCAGATGCCATTCAAGCCACAACCAATCTTCCCGTCTCTGGCTCGGCGCTCGTTTGGCTTGCGGTATCCGAGGCGAACACCGGTAGCCCAGTCACAGTATCGTTCAATGGCGAAACTCCGCTCACGATCAAGACCAATGGCGGGGCGGACTTGTCGGCGGGCGGTCTCGTCTCTGGCATGATCATTATGGGAATCGTCTCCGGGTCGACCTTCCGACTCGTGAGCGATCAGGCTAGCGCTGCCATCTTGGCTGCGGCAGAGGCGGCGGCAGCAGCAGCCTCGGCCTATGCCGATTTCATCCGCAATAACTGGTTTGTGGCTGGACCGTTTACCGGCTCTGGCGCTTCGGCCGATTACCTTTTGCCGATAAACCCCGGATCTGTGAACAACATGTTCCCGGTCGTTGGCGGTGTCGCTCAGCTGATCACCGATAGCGCGTATTCGCTAGTCTCGTCTGGCGGCAACTACTACATCCGCATCAACGTGCCTACTGGGATCAAGTTCGAGGTGCGGATCGGCAATGCGGTCAACGTCAACACCCCCGCCGATGGGAGCGTAACGACACCGAAGTTGGCCGACGACGCGGTGACATATGCGAAGATGCAGAACATCAGCGCTACACTACGCCTCAGCGGACGAAAGTCGGCAGGCGCTGGCGACATGGAAGAAATCTCGGCCGCAGAATTGCGCGACCTGTTTTCCCCGGCCGGTAGCGTGGTTGATAGTGTTGTTGGCAGCTACGCTGCCGCGACCGCCATCACCGCAATCATACCGCTTGACGACACTATTCCGCAAATCACGGAAGGCACACAGATCATATCGGTGTCGATCACGCCGAAGTCGACCGCGAACAAGCTGCGCATTCGATATAGCGGGTTCATGGGAGGCAATGGCGTCTTTGCCTGCGCGCATGCAGTATTCAACGGAAATGCGAACGCGATTCATGCGGGCGGGTTTGTCACGCCGGTTAGCAACTATTTCCAGAACTTTTGCGGTGAGGTCGAGTACGCCCCCGGAAGCATCTCGCCCCAAACGATATCGCTGCGCGTCGGCGTCCAGACTGGATCCCAAACACTTTATGTGAACGGCAATCCGAGCGGCGGCACTCGTCTCTATGGCGGCTCCGCCGCAACGCGCCTCATCATTGAAGAAATAAAGGCTTAAAGCATGTTGACAAAAGTTTCGCCATTCATGCTCGAGGTCCAGGGCGGCGGCTCGTCTGCCGTGTACTTCAACGTCAAGGATTACGGTGCACTTGGAAACGGGGTTGCCGATGACACGACAGCGATCAATGCAGCGCTAGCCGCTTGTGTGGCTGCAGGCGGTGGGCGTGTGTACTTCCCGAAGGGGAGGTATCTTGTTTCCAGCACTATCGCGATCACGACCAGCAATGTGTACCTTGTTGGTGACGGCATGTATCTGTCAACAATTTACCGCACGGGTGATTACGGCAATACCGTGACCTTTACCGGGAATTCCGGTACCGGCGCGCCGCTCTCCAATCTCGGAGTGATCGATATCGGCTTCGAGTCGGGGGGGTTGACCACATCCGGCTCACACATCGTGTTCGATGGCGCTACTCGCGTCCAGTGTAGCGGAATTTTCATGCTGCAAGGCTTCATCGGCATGACCTGTAAGGCGCTCACGGCGGCGCACATTAGCGACTGGTATCTCGTCTTCACCAACAACTTCGGCGGCACGAAGACAAGCCGCAAATATCTCTCGATGTCTGAAAATGACGGATACAGCCATCCGTCTTGCGGCGATGTGTTCTTCAACAACATTAACCTGCGTGGCAACACCGCTCAGATTTCGACCGACTACGGTATTGTCATAACGTCGGGCGACGGGCTGTGGTTTAACGGTGGTCATATTGCATCCTGCGGGCTTGCAAATCTCATGATCAACCACGGGACGCATTCAATTTCTCTCGTGTGGTTCGACACCGTCATGTTTGACGAGGGGCAGGGAACCTACAATATCCTCATTCAAGGTGCCGACGCCGGGTCGATTATGGGCGAGATCCACTTTGATACTTGCTCGATCAAGGGGATTGCCGTTGCCACCTATGGCGTTGTTATCTCTGGCGATGCTCGGTGCGTATATTTCGACAGCTGCGTCATCATGGGACACCGCCAGCACGGCGTCCTGATTAACGCCACGTCAGCACAACAAATACGCTTCGACAACTGCTTTGTCGCGGGTAACTCGATGGCCGGAAGCGGCCTTAACCCTGGCGTTAACATCGCCGTGGCAAACACGGGCGGGATATTCTTCAACGGTGGCAAGTACGGCGGGGACGGCAACTATTCGTCCACGGGGTTCCAGTCGTACGGTATCCAGATAGCGGCGGGTGCTGATAACATCATTGTCAGTGAGGCCGATTTGCGCGGCAACATCACCGGCACGCTTTTGAACGGGTCTTCGGGTGCCGGCATCAAGGTGGTCAATTGCCTGCCGTAATCTAGCACCCAGTGCGAATGAACAGCGTCGGAGCATCGGTCACATCGATCCGATGCTCCGACCATTTTGGATCTTTTTCAAGCCTTGCCTTCATTTCATCTAGGAAGCCCACGCCGGGTAGACGCTGGATCACAGCCTCCTTCAATCCGGCCTCGTTGGGGAACAGAACGAAGTTCGATCGGCCCATGATGTCGGCCACCTGGTCGATCGACCGCTCGGCGTAGGTGAATGCAATCTCGATCCGTTTCCGTTCCTTCTGCCCCACATCGAGCGCAACGGCTTCAGGTGTGATTGGGTAGGAATTGGCGGCGGTGAACAGGGGCATGGCATTTCCGCAAGCGGGAATTCTCCCCACGTTGCGAGACACGAGCGAGCTGATCTGGTTCAGCATTTCCTGCGTCTCGGGACGGTAGCGCCCGTCTTGATAGCTGTTGCTGGGAGGCATGAAGGCTATAGCGTAAAGCGCGACAGCAGCGGTGGCGATGTGCGATACTGCTCGGTTAGATGTTCCCAGACCCCGAGAGATTGCAACGACAGTTGCGACAATGAACGGGAAATAAAAGAACGAGCCCTGATACAGGTTTTTCACCTGGCTAATTGCGGTCCCGATATAGATGACTGCGCACCACAGGTAATAGGCGGCGGTCTGCAAGTCTTCTACGCCTCTCGCCTTCCGCAGCGAGATTGAGACGATATCCGCACCGATTGCGATAATGCCGACGTAGAGGAAAATGCCGAGGGCGTTCCGCCCGCCATACCCGAATGAATTGAACGCTAAGTGGAGAAGCCAAGATCCTGGAGTGTTCCAGATGTCGCTTTGAGTGAAGACAGCAGCCTTGATATACTCGTAGGTGCCGTATCCCCAAACATAGACGATGGGCGTCAATAGAATCAATACTGTCCCGGCGACCACGGCAGCAGCAGGCATGGCTTCAACAAATCGCCGCTCCGGTATGCGTCTGATCATTCCCAGCCCCCAGGCGAAACCAAGCATCGGGATGGTGATGATTGCGGCGCTGAGCTTAACAATCATGCTGAAGGCGACGAATGCACCGAGAAGCAGTGATCTCGAAACAGGCAACTTGTCGTATCCGAATGTGATCAGCCAATATCCGGAGAATGCGAAAAGGGCGGCCGCTATCATGTCAGGCCGTAGTTCGGTCATGATCGCTCCCGTAGCCGGGACGAACATCAAAGCAACTACCATCAACAGCGCGAAGCGGCTTCCTATCCTCCGACGGCAAATCACGTAGATGCCGGTCGCAAAAGCCAGAAGCCCCCATACGTTCATGATGTAGGCGCCGTAGTTGTGCGGCCCGAAGAGATAGAATCCGGCCATGGTCGACAGCGTTTCGACAGGCGCACGAGGTGGCTTTGATAGGAACGAGCGGAAAATGTCGCTGACCGATCTAACGCCATCGAAGGCGACGCGCTGGTAGGCGTCTAGAAGATAGCCGTTATCATCGTAAATGGTTGGAACAGAAAGGGCCCCAACGTTGAACGCTAGCCCGATATTGAGTGCGGCAAATACCACAACGATTGCGACGAGGATCGTAAACGTCCTAAAGCGCTGATCTTTCATGTGCCCAGATATTCCGTTGTTCATCGCCCTATTATGGCGGGAGGGGTAATCTTGCAAGGCGACGGCTGTATCGTTAAGAGTGTATCAACGTTTTTGGCAGGGGATATCATGAGCGGCGGCAGGGTAGTGCTTTTTCTGGTAGCTGCAGCGTTGGTGGCGGCTTTCTTCGCGGGACAGATCTATATCCCGTACGCGGGGCCGATCGGGACGTTGTGATCTAATCGCGCTTCAATAACTAATTACCACCATCAAGGCTCGCTTCGGCGGGCCTTTTTCATATCAGGACACCCCCATGAAACTCATCCCCGACGTTCGCCGGGTGCTTCGGCGCGCTTGGTCGCTGCGGCTGCTCGAGCTCGCGGCACTGGCCGACATCATCCTCAACACGGTCCCGGTCGTGTCCGACTACCTGCCATGGTGGTTGACGCTGGCGCTGCTTGGCGGCGCGTGGGCGGCACGTCTCTTGGCGCAACCCTCCGGAGGCGAGAATGCCAAAACTGAATAAGAAGGCGGTCGCAGCTATTGCGGCCGTCGCGCTTTCGATCGGCTCGCTGATCAAGCCTTGGGAGGGGCTGTCGCTGACCGCCTATCCCGATATCGTCGGCGTGTGGACGGCCTGCTACGGCGAGACGCTCGGCATCCGCAAGGGCATGAAGTTCTCCAAGGCCGAGTGCGACGAGAAGCTTCTGACGCGCGTCATGGACGACTACTACGTGCCACTGACCGAGTGCATCG